AGTATATCCATGATGGATGGGTACAATTAACAGAAAGATACGGCACTGGTACGGTCCGAGATGATCATGGTGGTATTCTTATTTATATAAAAACTGATAAATCATCAAATAAATTTAATGATTGGAAGAGTTATCTTTCTACAAACGTTCAAGATGTTGAAATTGAGGCAGAGTCAGTTCCACTTCGTTTCAAAAGTACGACAAAACACCCTGCAACAGATCTCCCATATTATGTGAGACATATGGGAGTTTCTTTATATCATTTCACCGGAAAAAAATAGAAAATCATAGCATTGAGAGACAACCATCAATAAAACCGATGGCAGTTTGTAACTCTTTTCTGATAGTTCCATCAGAACATCGACGTTTCCTTGCAATAGTACGCAATGAAATACCAATGACGAAATGTGCAATAACCAGTTCATACTCATCTGGCTTGTAGTACCGGAGACGAGCTACACAACCATCAATCAAAATGCCATCATCGTCATCACATTGTATACGCGATTTTTTACCGTGTGGAAGTAACCCCTTAAAGCCTGCAGCAACTGGCTGCCAGTCAACTCCATTACTTTCAGCTGCAGCCCATGCTCCCCAACGGTCCATAACTTCATACATATCTCGCATTAGTTCTCCTTAAGCCAGAACGCCAAGCGCAAAGGCCCGGTCCAGCACTTGAATGATTAATACCGGTTGCGGACCGAATTCTTTTTCAAACTTGACCGCATCACGATGTAACTGGTCATGGTGTTTCCGACATAATGGAAGGGTAAAAATGTCGTGGGCTTTGGTTCCCATGCCTCCCTGTCCCCATCCGATGAGGTGATGGGGATCATCAGAGGGCTGTCCACAGCACACGCAGGGTTGCGTCTTAACCCATTGCAGAAATGATTTGTTTTCCCAGCGAATACGCTTTGGACGTGCAAAAAATGTTGCTGGCGATTCATGATCAACGGTGACAGTAACTACCGCTTTTTCTAAGGGACTGTCCTGCCATTCCTGAACAATGCTGTAACCCTCCAGCCTGTTAACCAGAACTCTGGTGGCCGTTGCCGTCGGCACAGTGTCGCTATCCCGGTACACTGACTTAAATGGTTCGCAGGGTAGCTGCAGCGCCTTTTCCGCCATGCTTTCGGTAATAGCGTCAGCGATGCCGGAATAAACCGCCCACCAGCACAATTCCGCCAGTGACAGCTCACGTTCACGATTAAAGCGCAGGCGCATCAGAACGGTATCTATTATCCAGTCAACAACATTGGAGCGGGCCATATCCGACAGCTGGGCGGTGGTCTGCTGGCGCAGCTGGTTTTCGCAGTGCCAGCACAACATCATCGCCCCAGGCGGGTGTCGCATGGTAACCAGCTCCATATGGTGATAATCAGAATACGGGTACTGGCATGCTTTCACGTTCCGTTCCAGCCACGCCTCAAGGGCGGGAATACCGCCAGCGGCGTTGATGACTCTCTCATCGGTGAAAAACTTATCCAGAGTCCTCTCACTGGCCAGCGGCTGACGCGCATCAGGTACGCGGCCCGACGGCAGCCGCGACATACTTTCCGGCACTTCTTCAACCAGGACCCGGCCATTAGCAAATAACCGCATCAGCTCCTTGCCGGGCTTGAGCAGTACCACGCCGAGGCGTGGCACAACTTCAGGGGTAAATAAGGCTCTCATGTCACTACCTGCATGCTGTTAACCATATCGTTGGCAGCAGCAATAATATCGCTGGTGGGCATACGCTCCAGCCAGAGTTGGTTAATGTTCGCCTTCAGTTTGTTCTGCTGGGATACATCCAGACGATCAACGCCATCAACCTGCTCAAAGACCAGGCCAACCTCAAGCGGCCAGATACGGGACTCAGGCAGCGGCTCTACCACAGGCCTTGCCTTCTCACGTATATGCACGCGGATCTGGCGAATATTGGTCCACTTTGAAACATCAAGACGTCCCAGCACGGCTATAAAGTCGCTGCTGGTCATGCCATTTTCGGCTGATGCTTCAAGCGCAACGGTACGGATACGATCAGACATATCCCCCCGCGCTGCCTCATCATCGAACTGGTGTGACAACAACCAATCATCTACGCCAAACAAAATACTTTCGGTAATGAGCTGCTTCGCTTTGTCTATGGTTATTGGCGAGACCTGAGCAAACTCTGGGGTTTCAACAGAGTCAGCCGCCCAGGTATGACCGAATTTTGACTCGCTGAAGGTGTACTCTTCTTTGTCACCGAACGCCGCTCTGACGCAGGCCCACACATTAACCCCGCTGGTTTTAAAAATGCTTTTCTGACTCAGGGGAAGTTCAGTCTCCGCTTTGTCGGTCGCAGGTTCGACTGCAACAGCCGACATAGTAGGAAGCTGAGATTTACCGAAAGCAAACTGCGCCAGTGACATAAAGGCCCGGCCTTTTGCTTCCAGTTCGGTACGGCTGATATAGCTAAACCGCTCATCTCGCCAGGACTTATCAAACACAGCGATAGCGCCAGCAAAAAAGGCGCTGGTGGGTTTTTGCTTGTCGTCGGCCGGGATAAACCACTCAGGAAGATCGAACCCAACGCGCCCACGGATGAAAACGATATGATCGGCATCTTCCGGCCACCACGTTTCACTCGGTGCGGCTTTAATCAGAAACACATAACGACCGCCTTTTTCCCGCATATCCGCGGCATGGTTCATTATGTGGGTCATGCCAGTGATCGCCTGTTTCTCATGGTACTGCGACCGGCTGTATGGCGGGTTGCCAAACGCGCCGCCGCCGAGCTCTGCCAGACGGGCAGACCAGTCCTGCGTCAGCGCATTGTCCTCTGCGGTGTACCATGCCGGGCATTTAGCGTTGCTGTCGTCCGCAAACAGGTCCAGCACTAACGGGCCAAACATGGCATTAACGCCCCAGAACAGCAACTCAGGGGTACGCCACTGGTCGCCCACCTCTTTCAACTCATGCGACGATTTAGCGCGCAGTTCGTTAAGTGCCTGGCAATATTTGTTAATCATCATCCTCTGAACCCCGCTGGTGTGCTCTTGTCTACCGGTCCAAACTTCATCGCGTCTCGCTTACGTTCACCGCCCCAGTCCTCACGGAGTGGTCGCCCTTTCTGCTCCCAGCGCACCGCGCTCTGCAGATAACCTTCAAATTTTTTCGGGCCGAATAACGTTTCCGGGCGCATGTACTGGTACTGCTCGTCGTTGTCATGCCAGTGCTCATGTTTCAGGTCGATAACCAGCACCATGTCGCTGACGTTGTAACCTTCCCGCAGCCGGGCCCGGATGTTTTCGAGAGACGTTTTTGATTTCTGGTAGCGTGAACCGCTTACCCGGTTCAGATGGGTTAAAACCTCAATCGCCTGATCGGTAATAACCACTTCAGGGTCTGGTTCCGCCGGAACCGGACAAGGGGGTTTAGATTTAACTGATGGATCTGGTTTTGAATTTACTGACGGATCGTGTCCAGTTTCTGGACCCTGAGAACCCTGATTTTCAGCTGGTTCCGTACGTTCAGAATCTGAACCTTCAGCTTTTGAACGTTCAGCTTTTGGACGTTCAGAATCTGGACTATGGGAAAAGGCCCCGACAGCAGCCTGTCGAAGACGTTCAACATTCAGGGTGTAAAGATTACTGGTGTTGCGTTGCCCCTGACGGCGTTCTTTTTTAGTCAGCCAGCCACCCTTTTCCAGCTCTCCGAGCAGAGTAATCACAGTGCTACGCCCAGCACCCAACTGACGGGCAATGGTTGCCACGCTCGGATAGGCAATACCCTCGTCACTGGCGAAATCTGCCAGACGAAGCATGATCAACAGCTTATTACCTTTGATACCAGCTGCTGCACAGCCATCCCAGACGTAGGCGGATAATTTAACGCTCACTTATCAATCCTCTTAAATCTGGCGCGGAACACAATCAGCGGTGCCACACATTCCCACTCGTAGTTCGGTCTGCGGTATATAACGCGCTGGCCAATCGGGTCATAGCCGATAACGTTAACGATAATGCCGTGCCGATCCCGGTAGTAACGGTCCATGGATTGAATAACTTCAGCCATATCAGCCTCCCATCAGCTCAGAGGCATAACGCTCGGCAATCCACTGAACGCCACGAGGTGTTACACGAGTCTGGGTGTAGGCATGACCAAAGTCAGACGTCCCGGTTTTGACGGTGAACAGACCTTCACGCTGGCGCACCGCATGAGGTAGCAGATTGCCAGACTGACGGAACAGAACCCGGTCCTGTACCAGTGCGTCGATCATTGCTTTCTCAGGCATGTTCAGGATTTTCGCCGTCTCACGCAGACTTTTGGCACCGCCGGCTTCTACGTAGTGGTTAACAAACGCCACCTTTGGCGCGTCCTGCTGCACCTTGTAGGACAGCTGCGCATTCTGCTCTGCCATATCGGCGGCCAGACGGAGCGCTTCGGGGAGGGTTTGAGGAATTAGCGCCTTGTTCTCCAGCTCCTGCCAGCGATCCACAACCGCCGCGGTAAATTCAGGGGACAAGCGGGCAACCAATACCAGAGAGTCACGTTTATTAAATCGATACTCCTGATACACGTTGCCGTTATGCTCAAAATCGAACTGCGCCAACGGCGCGGTTAAAATACCCGTAGCATTCAGGCGCTCAGCAGAACGCTTTACATCACCATGCTTGCTCTTAACCAGAGCGGCGATCTCCCGGCTGCTCATCGTCACAGCGCTGGCAACGAAGGGAATGGCTACTGCCGGAGAGGCAAAATTATTGGTCTGTTGTGTCATTCTTCTGCCCTCCGCGTGAAATGAAGTCCCCCACAGCCCACTCAGTAAAGCTGTGGTTCACCTGCGCCCACCCACCAGGTACTCTTACGGCATAGCAATACGCAACCTCAGCTTTACCACCATGAACCGGTAACGCGCGAAGTTGCGAACGCTGATAATTTGCGGTTAAATTGCTCATGCGGATTTCTCCATACACATAGATTTATCTGCCACGACGCCCGGAGCTGCACACTCGCGGGCGTCACCCTCTCCAAATAACATCTCTGTCACGACCATGATTTCTGCGACTAACGCCTGCACGCGATAGCCCTTCGCTTTCATCTGCTTACTTTCATCACGATCAAGAACACCATCCGCTGTTGATTCATTGTGAAAACGAGCAAAGCGCCCCAGAGCTGACAGCAGATCGTTGAATTTGGTGAGCAGCTCTTCGTTACCCATCTGTTCAATTTCCGGCAGCTTCACAAAAACACCGTTAGAGTGATGAGCAACTGCATCAGCGATATGACTAGCACCACCAGCACGCTGTAGAACAAGCGCCCAGTTGAGAGGAAAAGTTTGATCCCCCCCGGTGCGCAGGCGATTGAACAACGCGTTTTCAGTAGTGCCTAACCATTCCGCTGCTTCGGCATACCCGCCCGGCAACTCGGTAATCGTTTTCTTGATTGCAGCCACAAGCCATGCTGGCTGTTTATCTACTTTCCATTCTGGTTCGTTACCCACTGCTTCCCCCTTTTTACTGTGGTTTTCATTAAGCGGCTGTCTGGTTACTCTTGCGATACAGAGCCGCGTTGTACTTAAGTTTTCCTTTGGTGACTCTTTCAATCACAAAAGCCTGTTTTTCTGGAATGATTTCTCCCCATCGACAAACTGCTGGGTGGGAAATGCCTAAGGCATTGGCTGTTTTGGCAACCCCACCGAAGTGCTCTATGACTTCAGATTTACGCATGACTCCTCCTGGTAATTGGATGGAACAAAGGTAACAAAAGGTACATCAAATAGCAAACAACAGTTACCTACAAAATAGGTAACATTGGTTACATGAAAACAGAGATGAAAGACCGAATTCGTTCACGTCGAGTCCAACTCGACATCACTCAACAAACTCTTGCCAAAAAGCTTGGGGTTAGTCGCGTATCTGTAACGAAATGGGAGAACGGAACAACAAAGCCGGATGGTGAAAACTTACATCAGCTTGCTGTCGCACTTCAGGTAACCCCGGAATGGATTCTCTATGGTAAAGGAGATTCTGAAGTTGACGATATCAAGGTGGCCCCCTTCCTTAAGCCGCCAACAGCAGTACCGATTATTTCAGCAGTCCAGGCTGGCTTGTGGACAGACACCTGTACAAGTCCAAGGCTTACCGACGTGATTTCTTGGACACAGACAACGGCGGATGTTTCTGATGAAGTTTTTGGGCTAGTAGTTCGTGGAGAGTCAATGACAAATCCTCATGGTTTGCCATCAATCCCCGAGGGATCAATAGTGATTGTTGAGCCTCACTTCGGGCAAATTGACGATCTTTATGGAAAGGTCGTTGTTGCTATGCTCGAAGGGTCAACTGAGGCTACCGTAAAAAAACTTGTATGGGACAGTCCCTTCGCCTATCTCATGCCCCTGAACCCGGCCTTTAAGCCCATACAGATAGACGGCAATTGCAGAATTGTAGGCAAAGTCGTCCAAATTACTCAGAATATTTAATCCCTTCATATGTAGCCAAAGGTACTCTTTGGCTATTTTTTCGCCCCCATTGGTAACTAAAGGTACCACTACCACTTGACCACAAAGGTAACTAAAGGTACATTTATTTCATCAACAGCGAACAGGCAGGACGCCCACGAAGTAGCCGCCGGTGGCATATGAATAACCGGATGATTCGCTGAGAGGTGTCTTCGGGAGGGGTAACAGAGGCGCGGCCTGATTAACCGCGACTCATAGTCAAATTCCTACAGCTGGTGGCGATACCCAAGCCAGGAAGACCAAAACCAGCAGGAGTGTTAAGGGTTATGGCCAATCACCACCTTAGCACCCCGCCCGAAGATACCTTGCCTGTGCCAACGACCCTTTCTGGCGGCCCGTTCTACTCCGTTAGCGGCAACCGCCAGCTTTTTAGGGCACAACATGAGAGCGCACTCCTTCACTTACCAGTTATGGGTGACAGGTGTGAAAACGGTGGAGTGCGCTCCCAGTTGTGGCAATGCGGCTATGCGCACGTGACGCGGCCAATTCATTCAACCTTTAAAAATGAATACGTTTCTTGATGTGTAACGTCGCCGGTACTGGCCACCCGGCAGGTGGAGGCACCACCACCACAACACACAAATATGAGCGCACTCAGACATCCCTCGATGAGGCTATGTCGTTAAATCCAAATCCATGAGTGCGCTTTTATTTGTGTGGAGCAACAAAACCGTAATTTATCGCCATCTGGCGAGGGATTCTTATACCCAAAACTAACTGCAGGTGCAGCTGCAAATACATGGAGAATATATGCCGTTTCTTAAAACTTACACCGGACAGCACATCGATTATCGCAATGTGACCACCAGCCAAATCGTCACGGAAGATATCGCCGTTGCGCTGTCCAATATCTGCCGCTTTGCTGGCCATCTGCCCGAGTTCTACAGCGTCGCCCAGCATGCCGTATTGTGCAGCCAGATTGTGCCCGCTGAGTTTGCTCTTGAAGCACTGATGCACGACGCCGCGGAGGCTTATTGCCAGGATATCCCGGCGCCATTAAAACGCCTGCTGCCGGATTATCAGCGCATTGAAGAAGCCGTGGATATCGTCATCCGTGAAAAATATGGCATTCCAGCGACCATGAGCACACCGGTTAAGTACGCCGACCTCATCATGCTGGCGACCGAACGCCGCGATCTGGATCTGGATGATGGCTCTATCTGGCCGGTACTCGAAGGAATCGCCCCATCTTATGACTTCACCATTATTCCTCTTAAACCTGGTCAGGCTTATGGCCTATTCCTGAATCGTTTTGCAGATCTAACGGGGGAACGCCTGTGAAACCCTACACCTACCGGGCACAGGTAGTGGTGTTCTGGATCATCGTGGGCAGCATACTGGCAATCGCACTGCTGCTGCTCTGGTTACTACAAGATGTTCAATGAGGTGGCTACCCGTAGTGACTCGATATTTTAAATAGTGTCGCCTGGACAATGAATGGATCTACCAGCGATAACTTATAATTATGTAAGCCCAGGTGCAGCTGGGCAATGGAGAAATTTATGCTGAGCCTCGATTGTGTTCCCATCTCAACTTATTGCAAAGAGACTGGCGAAACCCCAGATGCCATCAACAAACGTGTACAGCGTGGAGTATGGCGTGAAGGGGTTCAGGTGCTAAAGGTCGACGGTGTTAAGGAAAGATGGATTGATCTTAGTGAGGTTGCAAAATGGGCACGACAGAATCGCCTAAACTCCCGCGCGGCGTAACCATCAGGAAACATCGCAACGGTGAAACCATCAATATTACATTCACTTATAAAGGGGTTAAATGCCGTGAGCCCCTTTCTAATCTGGACGTAACCCCAAAAAACATCAAATACGCCGAACGCACCCTCGGCGAGATTCACAACAAGATCGAGAGGGGGACTTTTGTTTATGCGGAATACTTTCCCCGTTCTACCCGGTTAAAAATTTTCGGCAACGCTGCCGCAGGCAAAACGGTGAAGATGTACCTAGACGAATATCTGGTTATCTGTGAAACGAGAAAACTATCCCCTTCAACAATTGGTGGATATAAGAAATGCCGAAGCGCGCTGTCATCACTTCATATTTTTCCTGCAAGTGAGTTGACGCCGGCCGCGCTGAAGACATGGATCCAAAACCAGAAAACAACATTAAAGACTATCCGAAACCAACTGTCATTCCTGCGTTCTGCTTTGGATGAGGCGGTGACGGATGGTGTGCTTCAGATTAACCCTGTATCACTGGTAACAGCCTCACGGTACCAAAGTGATAAATCAGAGGCAGAAAGTAGTTATGTGGTTGATCCGCTATCACCAGCAGAAGTAGACGCTTTGCTCTCTGCTGCTGGCAATAAGCAGTGGGAGAATCTTTTCAGGTTCGCGATACAAACCGGGCTGCGTAGTTCTGAACTGTGTGCTCTTCGTTGGAGTGATATCGACTTTGTAGGGAAGACGGCACACATTAAGAACGCCAGCGTAGTTGGCGTCATCAAAGGAACAAAAACAAAGGCCGGTACTCGGAAAGTAGAACTGACTGAAGAGGCATTGGCAGCTTTAGGCAGCCAGAAACTGTTCACTTTTATGAAGGATGAAACGATATTCGAAGATCCAAAAAGTAACAAACCATGGGCTAGTGCTGACGCAATTAGAAAAAAAGCATGGGCTCCAACACTACGAAAGGCTGGGATTCGTTACCGTAATCCATATCAGACACGTCATACCTTCGCTACTCGTCTGATAAGTCGGGGGGTTAACCTATTCTGGTTGGCAACGCAAATGGGACACAAAGGTCCAGAAATGTTATTTCGACATTATGGTTCATATCTCAAAGAATATGATGGAAATACATCTTTAAATATAAAAAACAAAAAGTAATTTAGATAACACTAATGGCCATCATAGGCCATTAGTTATATCAATGTGTTTTGAATAGCGTAACTCTCAATACCATAATGAGTTACTAACACTGATAAAAACTTATCTTTTGAAGATAAAACATCCTCCAACATATTTCGCCGCACTAAAGAGACAAAAAGAGCTGCTGCTCTAGCTTGGCAATTAATAGACTTCGCTGGATTAAATTCAATATCAGTAAAGCCATCAAAATTTAACAAATGGAGAGCCAATGTTTTATTTTGGTTAAGCGCACTTAAATATAACCAATCATAAAAAGCCGTTCTGGGAATAAGGGGCCATATAGTATTATAAAATTTGAAATTAACCAGACTCCCTGACTCCTTCAATCTCATATCTTTCTTGGCCTCTACAGAGCTTTTGTCTAAGATATCGACATATGGTCCTCCCATTTCAAATACTTTACTTGCCTGAAATGCAGATTCAACTGTAAACTCTTTACCAAGTTTTTTTGTCTTTATTCTTAGATTAAAGGCACTAAGTTCTACTCCTAGCTCATCCTCAGATTTACTAGAAATCTCCAACAAAGAGTTCACCCCCTGCTCATTCGCAGCTGCATGTAATGCCCTGATCGATTTTTGCTTTTGCGTTTTAGACATCCCTGGTGCCCAAGGAAAGTCTACATCCTTCGTAACGGATAGTACGTTACCGGCATTTGTAGGGGTGAAAACAGGTCTAACGGCCATAACTTATCCTAAATAATAGTGCCTCTGAGAGTAGAGTGTTCTACCATTAAGATTAGCATAGTATCTCTGATGTGTCTGGGGATATAGTCCTTTGAAATGATCAGCAGATTGTTTGTTAGGGTGAAATGTATTTACAATAAATGATGGGTCAATTTTTTCAAACACCAGCACTTCAGCTTGGACATCCGTTGTATATTCAGCAGGAAGGTTTGCATCTCTCTGAATGCCAAACACCTCATCTGAAAACAAAGTACTAAATGCCACATTCCCTTTCATTAACTCAAGATCGTTAAAACGAACATTATTTGATGCTGCATTAGTGGGGTAAAATGCGCAATTCTTAGTCCAAAGAATGGATGGATTAATCTCTAATATGACCCAGTTACCAGGTTTTAAGCTCCTATATTTCCAAAACATTTTTGCATTAGGAAAACTTATCGACAAACATATCGCATCTAAATGCCCATCAATCCTATCTTCATCGTTGAAATCATAGTTATATTCATTCACTTCATTATCAAGCTCTGAACGTGATAAAAGACCATTTTCTAAAATAGAAGATAGATTGTCGCTATGTGTGAAATGAAACAGTCTAGTAATATTACGTTGTTGAATTAATTCCTGAAGTGTCATTCTCTACATCCATTTGATTGATAAAACAACATACTGGAAATATCATACAAAAAAAGTATCCTCAAATGGTACGTATGTGATCAGCTTCAAAATAAAACAATAAATTACAGTTAGTTACCGAGAGATGGACGCGGGTTCAACTCCCGCCAGCTCCACCAAAATTCTTGGTTGATGGTCACCAGAGCCTGATACGAAGTCCTGAAAGCCCGCACGGCGAAAGCCCTGCGGGCTTTTTTGTGCTTGTTACCGTCCACCAGAAATTG